CTGTGCAATCAGTCGGTGCGCCTATTACGCAAGCCAGAACGATTGCTTTAAACATCGTCTTTGCGACCAGTCAAAAACTTAACGGTCTCAGTTTCCCAAAGCCTAACACACACCCAAGCCAAACTTAGCAAAGCGGTTGCTTCCGGCACAACATCCATCATTGCTGTGACTGTTACGCTGCCAGCGGCAACATCAATAACCACTTTTGTTTCTTCGTTCATAGATCACCTATGCGTAGGGGCTGTCACCACAACAAGCAGGCCAAGCTGCTTTTAGTTCTGCAATGCTGGTTGCGCTGTCACCGGCTGTCGGTGCATCACGCAGGGCTTGTTTATCAGCCACGATCTGCGTTGTGCTTGCGCCGGTTTCTTGCGCTTTCATAAAGTCGGTATCAAGCGCGGCCAATAATGGCGTGCGTGCCTCCCGAACCTTATCAGCAAAGATCGTCTTTGCAGCGTCCAAATCTTCGGTGATCACAGAACCATTTAACACCCAAGCACCACGAAAATCGCGGTTTGCCGGTACTGTGGCAGTGCTTGCGTCTATCTGGTTGCCATCGCGGTCAACGATATAAGTTGCAACAGTCATAATTATCCCCTATGCGGCTATTTTCTCAGTGGTTAAATCGTTTTTAATTTTCCAAGCATTACGCCATTCGCGGGTGCTTGGCAGTTGATCCTTGTGGCATATTACCATCTTCGGCTTGTTGCCGCTATCCCAAGTCTGCCAGATGTGCCTTGGCAAATCTTTCATTATTAGATATTCAATGCACTGTTCCATTGTGCCAGCTTCGATTGGCTGCGTTTCGTGCAGCAAATAACCGCGTGTATGCCGTTTAAAGTCTGGCTTGGCCTCATCATCAGCTAATGCCCAATAAACTTCAACCGGCGGCAATATACCGCCCTGCAAAAAAGCGGCACAAAAATTCGGGTCTGGAACCAGAATTTTGGCGCACCCATCAACACTATCTTCATAAACCACCCGATAATCAGATTGCACCGGCTCCAGCCGTTCTTTAGCCCAGCATAGGCGGTCAAACAGGTGTGTGCCTTTGAACTGTGGTGTTTGCATTAGGCGAGATCCCCGTGAACTTTTGCTGTGCTTAAAGTCCAATCTCTCGCTTGGGAGGATGAGTTATTGCACAGTATTCTAAAGTTTGATGTCGTAAATGCTACAACGTGCGTATGGTTTGAATTGTGTTGAACAGTATTATTGTTATGTCCGGAAGAAACAGCACAGTAATTGGCATTACCCATATTACTCGTAAATCCTAATGTATAATTTCCAGTGCCATTATCTAAAGTCACGCTTAGATTTAATGAATCCCTAGTATAATCTGCGGTGTCGCTTGCCGTTGAATCTCCATTAAAGTTTATCCACGCCTTCGCACTACCATTCACAACATAACTTGTATCCAGAGAACCTGCGGTGCTGTGTTCAATCTGGTCTGCTACGATTTTCCCTGCCATTATGCTAGGTCTCCGTGAATAATAACGTGATTGTGAGAGAAATCTGCGTTAGTCCCACTTGGATTAATTGTAAAATGTTGCACCGAACTCGTTGTTTGGTCACTATCAGCAGTTGTCGGGAATTGTGCAGTGCCTCCGCTTAGTATATTAGGTTCGCGTGATAATCCTGAACCAACATAGTCATCGTTGCCAAATACATTAGTAAAAGTAATTGTGTATAATCCTGTACCATCGTCTGAATGACTTGCAACATTTATACTGTCACGAGTTGCAATCGTTCCAGTACCATTAAAATTTATCCAACATTTTGCCAACCCCTGCTGCAACTGCATAGTCGCCGCACCGCCTTCAGAGGTCACTGTGATGTCACCAGCGGAGGTCTTGCCGGTAAGGGCGTCTACTTTTATCTCGCTCACGCTAAGTCTCCCCACCAGCCGATGCTGTTAAAATCTCTATTGTCATCTGTAGTCGTGCTACTAACTTGCACCAGTATAGGCATACTGCTTGTCGTTGAGGTAGCCGCAGACTCATCACGATTTATAGTTGCACAATTAAAATTACCGCTGTCTGTGGCTCCACCTGTCAAATGACAGTAATCAACCGCATCAAAGCTGCTTGTAAAGCTTACAGTTGACATACCATTTGCGCCATCAACCAAAGATGCGATATTCAGTGTTCTAACGCTTGTCGCAGTGCCACTTAATTGATTGAACAAAAGCAACGCCTTTGCCGCACTCTGCTTCGTCAGCGTGACTGGGCTTGTGCCATCTGATCCAACGACTGTATCAACCTTTAAAGTTCCCATTATGCCACCACCAAATTGCCATTAACGGTCAGCGTTACGCCGGTCGCCACTGTTAAACTAAAAAACGCGCCAGCATTATCGCCAGACGCAATCGTCACATCTGTGTCTAATTGCTGTTCGTGAACGCGGAAAATGTCGCCCTTGCCGTTTGTTGTGTCGCCGGTCGCACCGTTTTCCCCTTGAAAATAACCAGCACCAGCCCCACCACCACCACCGGTCGATGGGCTTGCTGTATCAGCAACTTGATCTACATCAAATAGATCAATCCACGCATCATCATTTGCGTTGCGCTGTTTCAGTTTGTTGGTGCTGGTATCATACCAAAGCTGATAAGCATATGTCGTGCTTGGCGCAGTTGCCCCGCTGTTTTGCGTTACGGTGGCCGCAAGCGCGTTATTTAGGTCTGTGCGCGTTGCTGGAAACGTCTGATTTGCAATTACATAGTCGTGCTGTGCCATCTAAAACCCCGTTGCAACATAATCAAACAAACGATCAACCGCCACATCGCTGCTATTATAAAACGTGATCGTGAAACCCGTTGCTGATTTACTTGTTATACCATAATAGTCGCCAGATTGCATATCCCCAACCGAAATCGACACTGCCAACAGTGTTTTAAACGGCGTTGTGAACGCAATCACCTTTGCCCCCGCACCGCTTTGAATGTCGTTGTCGCTTTCTGTTCTGGTCGGCAATTTGATTTCTGCGGTTAGTTCTTCAATTGCTGGTGTCTCAAAACTATCAGTGGTTTCTAACTCAGCGCGGAACCGGAACCCGCGTGCAGTATATGACCCAACCACAAATGGCCGGTAAGCCGTCCAAGTCGGCGTGCCAGACGGATCGTCTTGCGTGCTGCTAACGTATAAATCAACGTCAGTGGTTGCAGATGCCGGTGTGCCGGTATGCTGTGAAAGCTGCGCCAGCTTCATCGTTGCGCTGGCTTGCCCAGTGTAAACTGCACCAAGATCAATGCTGTTGGCAAAATCATATGTGCCACTAGCTGCAACCGCACCGCCACCGCCATCAAATAGGCCAACCGCATCGTCAAAATTACCGGAAACGCTGTCCAATGAGACGCTAGTGTCTAGCTGCAACTTGTCATCAATGACAATCACATTTGTTTTCGATCCAGAAAAAGCGGTGTGTTCTGAAACGCTGTCAGCAAAATTAAAGCCTTGAATACTGGAAACCAAAGCAACGCTGCTATTTTCGTTCTGCGATACCTTGCCAAACTTATCGACCGCCTTAATCGAATATGTGCCGGTCAAAGCTGGCACTGTGATAGTATTCGCTGGACGCGCAATCTTTTTGACCAACGTGCGGCTATTGTTGAATGTTGCACCAGTGGTCAGCGGTGAATGCCGGATAATATAATGCGACAGGTCGCCATCTGGGATGGCCGTCCATTTTAGATCGGCTTGCTGGCCGACAATATTGACTGTGAAACCGGTAACGTCAGACGGGTCAACGGCAGAACCAGTTATTGTGTGCGTGTCTTCTACAAAATCTGACTGAACGCCAAGTCGGCTTATTGATCTGGCACGCACATCATAAACTGACCCAGCTTGCACATTTACAAGCGTAAATTTCGTTCCATAGCCAATGCCTAGTGATGTGTAATCGGTGTCGGTTGACAGCTTTGCTTCGACTTCAAATTGTTCGTGGAATGCTGAAGTTGCAGTAACATCAGCAACAAGCACCGAAATAGATTGCTGATTATAGCTTTGCAAGTCGTCTGAAATAACAAGGGTCGGGGCAGTTATGTCAAACACATCAGGCAAATTTGTGTTGTCTAATGTGAAAGCCTTTTCATCTGCATCCCAATCGTAAACCGCGCTGTTTGTTTCGCGCATCAAAAGACTGACATTCATAACCGGTTGGCCGCCAGAATCTGACCCGATGCTTGATGTCCATTCCGAAACTTCAAAAATCTTTGATGAAAAGCCAAGTTTGTCATTATTGATTTGAACAGTGTCGCCAACAGACAGGTCAAACGCCTTCATTGAGCAATTCATTTGCATAGTGATTTGCTGGCGGTTTCGGAAAAGCGCAATTTTTGCAATCCTTTGCGCCATTGGTGATGACGTTGTATATGGCAGATCATAATCTAAAAATCTGCGAATGCCGCCATCTTCAGTTTCAAAAGTGCTGCTTGTCAAAGCTGGATAATCTGTCGGAATATAGTTTGTTTCCGGCGGTGAAAAAACGCCCTTAACCGCGTTATAATTGTCGCGCTTGCTGCGTTTCGTTTGCAAAGATATTTCGCTGATTATGTCATTTTCATCTAGCGTAATCGTTGGTGCAGTATAATCAGCCGCTTTCAAGTTAAATTTGCCGTTTACATATGAAATTACCCCGCCGCAGCTTGTGACCATTTCTTGCAAAATGCGCTTTGGTGCGTTGCCAGTGGTGAACGTGCCGTGGATTTCATAACGGCTTTCAGAACCACCGCTATCAAGTGTGACGGTTTCATCGCAAATATTTGCCGCAGCGGCAAACTTAACATCGTCTATTTCCGAAGCCGAAGCCGCAAAACCATATGTTGCATTTGTCAAATAATCGCGAATTGCCAAGGCGGGATTGGCTGAATAAGCAGTCGTGGTTGTGCGTGGGTCGTACAGCTTTTTACCCCGCACTTTTGCGCTGAAATTCGGGATTCCGGCTGGGAATATTTTGTTAGCAAATATCAATCTGACATACATATATGCAATGCCTTGCAGCCGGTGATCGTTTGTCCAAACCGCGCTTTCAGAAACCAAATCAGAATCTGCTGCTTGCGTGGATGATCCTTCGTGCAGCTTGATCCGCACTTTGCCAGCATATTTTGATGGGCTTGTTACTTCGCCATCAACATCCAACGTCAAAGCTTCATCATTTAAATAAACAGTTTGAAAGCTGTCGATTTCGTGTGATGCCACCAAAATAAGCAGATGCAATCTTTTGTCGTTGTCAGTGCTTTCGATATGGCCTAAAACACCAGAAATCCTTGTTTCCCCGTAAACAAAACGCCGTGGCACAATAGGTTGCTTCACCATTTGCGTGCGGTTCTGACCTTCGCTGGTGTAGCTGCTATAATCGGGCGGGTCTTGCCTTGCCGCAAGCGCGTTTTGCGCTCCAGCCGCAGCAATCGTGGTCGCCGCCATCACATAATTGCCGCTTAAAGCATAAATGGTTGCGGTGATTAAGGTGGCGGGGTCTCTTATTGCCCTTTCAACGCCTTCAATAAATTCGGAAAGCCAACTCATTTATTTACCGCCCCAAATCACTGTTTTGTCTTGCAGGTCAGCAATAAACTCCAACCCCCTGTCATTGGGATAATCAATTTTTTGATCTTCGCTGGTATATCTGCGCGTTCTGGCAATCTCCAAATCAATCAATCTGCTTTCGCCAGTGACCACAACGCTTGCTGTTTCACCAGATTGTTGAATGCTCATTTGATCCATCTGCCCTTTGAAAAGAACATATGGGCTATCGTTTACCGCGCCGCTATCATCAAGCGTTCCAAAATAAACTGTGATGTCTCTGCCTTGATAGCTTTCATTTAAAGCTGAAGATATAATTGACGATGGCAACCCAGACAAAACTACAGAAATCCCTGTCGCTCTGATTTCGCTGGTTTCATCAAACCCGCTAATTGAAAGCATTTCGCCGCCGCCACTGTAGCTGGAACCGCCAAAACTTATTGTTCCAAAGCCAGTCCATAGCCGCAAGTTGCCGCCATCAAACGCCATATGAACAGCAAAAAACGGCTGAAATGCCGCTGCGTTTAAAGAGTTTTCAAAATCTGTACCTAGTGATCTGGTCATAGTACCTCAGACGCGCCAAATGCCATTGAATAAAAACCCGCGTTGTTGATCTGCCAATCTGTTGCTGACGTTGTTAATCTAAAAACGCCCTTTGCATTTGAAACCACAACAGCCGCGTCATCTGCCGGTGATGAACGCAAGTCCGGCCAAATGGTCAAAGTTGCTTCGCCAGATGAATTGGTGTCAACATCATCCAAAACCTTATGCAAACTTGCGGTTGAACCGCTGCCAAGCTGGATATAATCACCCGCCTTCAAATAGCCCGTAGCGGACGCTGGAAGCCCGTCTATCGTCAATTCGTTACCAGTCTGGCTTGCCCCATTAACAACCGGTGTGCCAGCCGCAGTAGCGGCTGATCCTTGTGGCGTTGCTGCGTTTGGGTCGCCCAGCAAGAAACTGCCATAAACGCCATATAGTTTCATAAAAAACGCAATCCAAATTTCCGCATCATCACGTTTCAT